ATGGAGGCCCCGCCCTTGGCGGCGAATAGCCTGGCCGACATTTGTACTTCGTTTGCCATGGCGGGTGGTTGGTTAGATTTCGCAGAAGGTCGACTGCACGGTCACCGCGGCGGTATCGGCCCGGAAGTAAAGCGTCTGGCCAGAGGCGACGTAGGGGATCAGCATGGTCTCACCAGCCGGGATTCGCATGGTGTAGGTGCCAGAGACAAAGCCCAAGTCAACGAAGTTGGTGCTGTCGAGATTGCTCACCAGCAGCTTGTAGGGGGCTGTGACATCGACTGGCACACTCAATGCCTCGACGCTGGTGCCGATCACTTGGGTTTGGCTGCCCATGTCGGTGCCGGACATCGTGACGCTCTTGGTGTAGGTGACGCTCGGGAGATAGGCGCCATTCTTCGCGGCATAGAGCCGGGCCGTCATTTGGATTTCGTCTGCCATAGATTGTGTGGGTGTTGGGGGTTAAACGAATGGGTAAATCAGAAGATCGTAGGGTGCAAAGGTCCAAGAGATTGTCTGCTCGACTTGGTTGGTCTTCACGATCAATCCGGTCGAATAGTTGGTTTGCTTCCACCCCCAAGTTGTCCCGGATGGTGTCAGGTATGGATCCGACGGGGGCACTGGAAGCATCTGCTGGATCGACTGCAGACCCCAGACAGCAATGAAAGTCGCCGGCAGGTAAATCGGAGGCACAGCGGAAGGCACCTGTGGGAGGCCGTTGTTGCCTGAGAAGGTGGCTATTCTTGTGAGATTCACTCTAGCCACTGGGAAGCTGTCGACGCCACGACCCAAGATGGTGATCAGTTGCTTGGCGACCGGATAGCTTCCAATGTTGCTTTGAGCCAGTTCTCCCGGGTTCTTTGCGGCGCCTTCGACAACCAGTCGGTAGACATTTGGATCTCCGAACGTGTTGGCCTCTTTGACCACAGAAGGCATGGCAAAAAGTGAAACGTCGGCATAGTCCGTCCGGAACTCGTACCGAATGTCGGGCGTCTCGGTTCCGGCTGCCGGTGTGAATGCCGTCTCAATCGGGTCGGCCGGGTTGGTTGATTGGCCGGAATAGACAACGGTGGCCTCAGAGTAAGGGCCGGACTCTGTGATGGTTACTTTGGCTCCGGCGTTGACCCATTTGAACGACGCCACTCTCAAGGCGTCTTTGCTGCCTCGGTAGGTGAATGTCCACACCGGGCCGGTGCCGGATCCAGCATTGTCGAACTGCCTGGCAACCTCGATGTACTCGAAGTTGTTTGGATTCGGGACGCCTTGAATCGTTGCCATATCAGTTTCCGTTGATGGCCGAGACCGTGCTGCTTGTGTTCTTGTTTATCGACTTGAGGTCGGCCGTCTGCAGCCTGACCTGCCCCATGAAAGTGTCGACCCATCCGTTCGATGATACGAAACCACCCATCCGGTCCTTGTTCCTTGAGTCAATGCGTCCAATGGTGCCACGCACCAGCGGGATAGCCTCGAATCGTTTGTTGGCATCCTCGGGCGATGCGAATGCCTCCTGTGCGATGGCTTTAAGGACAGATCCTTTTCCGCCGAGTTGCTGCATGATCCCCTCCATGCCGTCGGCCACGCCTTTCTCGTCAGCGGCAGCCCTTTCCAAAGCATCGGCAAAGAACGTCATGGCAGGCACACCAGAGACGAGCACCTGGCGCTGTATCTCGTCGAATCTGTCAGCCAGTTGCCCGAGTTGGTCGATCTCTTCCTTTGAGATCAGGTTGATCGGCCCCAAGTCTTTGATCTTGGTGAGAGCGGCGGCAGCCTTGAACGCCTTTTCCCCTAGGATTGCGATCATGGCAGCCTGTGTCTGTGCGCTGTTGCCTGATTCTTTGTGGGCATTGCCCATGCGGGTGATCAGGTCGATGTTTGAGATGCTCTTGTCGTTGAGCTCTGCCACCGAGATGCCGAGGGCCTTAAAGTAGTCCCGGGCCTTTCCACCTTCTTCGACGGCCTTGAGGCGCTCCTGGCTCACCGCGGTGATCGACTTGGCCATGGCCTCGAATGAAACGCCTGTTTGGTTGGCTAGGATCTGCAGGCGTTGCACGTCGTCGGTGCTGATGTTGAGTTGCTCGGACAGGTCTCCAATGGCATCGGCGGTTTGAACCACCTTGTGAGCAAAAGCGCCCACCGCGGCTACAGACAAGGCGGCGCCGAGTTGTCCGCTGATAGAGTTGCGGAACTTGTCGGTCAGGCTAGACGCTCTCTTTAGGCCTGTCTCATAGGCCGCGCCATCGAGGCCTAGCTTTGCGATGAGTGAGAAGATCGCCATGGTTCAGTTGGTCAATGTTGCCTGCTCCTGAGCATAACGCCACAAGGCATCGTTGTCGCTGCTCCAGAGCTCGACCTGCCCCTGCATTTCGGCATGGGTCAGGAACATCCGTTCCGCGTCCATGACCGGCATTCTGAGCACAGTGTCCTCAGTGAATCCGATTCCGACAAGCCCGACCAGGATCCGCTCGGGCCAGGGCATTGCCGGTTTTTTGCTTCGACCACCTGGCTCCCGTAGAACTTCGGGGCAGTCGGACTGATCTCCAATCCATTCCTGCATGGTCTGGCATTCCTTGATCAGATTGGCCTTCAGGATGCGGCGGCGCATCATCCGGATGGGAATCCATCTGAAGATTGACTCCATGGCCTTGACCGACTCATGAGCGTCCTGGCTGCACACAATCACAGCTTCCACTAGGTCGTTGGCGGTGGCTTTGCCGCCGTGAACGAATGGAGAACCGAGGCGATGCAATAGGATGGCGTGCCCGACAGTAAAAGGCTCCATGCGAAGCCCCATCACTACCGGGCAGGGCTTGGCCGTCGCTGTCAGGATGTCGGCCAGTTGGCTCACAGGCTGGTAGCGGCGCCGGTGATCGTCACGCCCATGCCGCTGTAGCGCTTCAGGGTGATGGTTCCGGTGGCCTTTCCGGTCTGGGTGGTCTTGATAGATCCGCCGCCGGCATAGATCCAGCGACCGCCAGGGCCACTTCCAGGAGAGCCCGGCGCATTGAGAGCGTCGACGTATCCACCGACCTCAATCACCGGGGCGCCGGTGATAACGCAGGTGCCATTCACGTCGGGCAAGGCAGCGGCCAGAAGAGCATTGGCCACCGAGGTGCCCGACGGAATGAAGTTCACGGTCAGGGTAAGGCGGTTGTTGTAGCCGATGTGGCCGACAACCTCGCCGGAGCTGTTTCGCACCTCTTCGGTGTCAGCCTCATGCGTGATGTCGTAAGACTCCATGTCGGGAGAAACGTACCCGGTGACAACGAGTTGGCCCGCGGCGTCGTAAAGCGCCAGGGTCGCCGGTGATCCGAAAATGTATTTGCTGCCTTGTGTGTTAGCCATGTGTGGTTTGGGTTAGAGGGTTGCGCTGCAGTAAATGGTGAACGTCCTGGCGAAGTTCCGGGAGCGGTTGGATATGGTGTTGCCACCAAAGTCGTTGGGAACGGCAAACTGGGCGGTGAACGGGCCGTTGGCATCGTCCTCAGGAGCATCCAGTACCGAGGCGCCGCCATCGTCAAAGAGTGGCTCCAGCAGATTGTCGAGCACCTGCATCGAACTCAGGATCTGTGATTCGCTGGTGTCGTCTGCCGAGAACTGGAACTCGACCGAGATGTCGACCTCACAGGTGGTGTCGAATCGTTGAACCGGACGGGCTGAACTAGCCTGCACCACGATCGGCAGGTCGGGCATGGTGTCCTGCTCGTCTGGATCGGTGAAAAGGCCGTGGCTGTAGGACGTCAGGCAGGTCGGGACGCCGGCTCCAGACGCCGACCAGTCTGCAGCGGTCAGATAGTCGACCACGGCGCGTTCAGCTCTGAGTGAGACGGCGTTCATTTGATGTCGATGCCATTATCCGCCAACACCTTGCCGTTGGCTAGTAGCGCCTCGGTCATGTGGTTGGTCATTTCCGCCAGCTCGTCGTCTAGGGCTCGTTGCATGGCCGGGTTGTAGATGTTCTGAACGCGGCTGTATTGGTTGTCTGCAATGCCGGCAGACATGAAGACAGAGGCCTCCGGATTCCATCCTGGCGCAGCCTGAGTGCCCCGAGCCTTCGTTCCTTTGTGCACGGCCACATTCTCCTCCGGCAGGCCGTACTGATTCGCCATTGCCACCAGGGCGGCATTTGGCTGCTTCGGTGCCTTGTAGCCGGGAGGCTTCACCAGTGGCACCCATTTCGGCTTTGAGTATTGGGTGAATCCGCGGTTGTAGAGCTTGATCGACTTGACCACGGCGCTCCGGAGGTAGCCCACCGATCCAATGGCTCTTCGGTAGATAGCCGAGGCAGCATCCTTCATGGCCTTTCCGTACAAGCCGCGGCGCCCTGCTGCACGTTCCTTCGCCTGGGCGATCAGGTGCACCCGACGAAGCAATCGGGCGGTGCCGATGCGCTTTCCGGTCTTCTTCGATTTCCGGTTGATGTCTCCAAGCGGTTTCTTCAGGTAGTCGCCAATGCGTGCGCGCTCGGAAGATGGGCTCTTGGGCGGAACCAGGACAAACAGCCGGACCATCAGGTAGAACATCCGGGCATTGATGGCCTTGTGTAGGTCGCGCTGGGTGGTCAGCAGGTAGGCCTTCATGGCCGCGTCAAAACGGCTTGTGTCGACGTCCATGTAGACTCCCTGCCTCATTTGGTCTTGGCTCCTAGTTCAAGGCTGTAATAGGCGCCTGAAGCGTCTACGCGGCACGATAGGATCCGAAGGGTCCGGCCTTGGTAGACCAGTGTGCGACCGACCACCGGGCGGGGCTTGCAAAAGGTCAGGGCGATTCGGTCGGTGTTCTCGAGGAAGATGAAGCCATTGTCCTCACGCTGCAGCCTCGAGAACTGGGTGCCCTGGTCGAGTGTGTAGAGCGTGGTGTCCATCGAGACCAGCGTGCTGTCGAATGTCTTCCAGTCGCTGAACTTGACTAGGATCCTCGAGGCAACGTTGTCCTGGAAGCCACCGGCCACCGGGGTGTTGGCATCGGTGACGGCTGCCGGGATGCATCGGATCGACGAGCCTTCCCAGATGAACATGGGCGCCCCCAGCATCTGCTGGAGCACCGTCATGCCCTGCTGGAGACTGGAGCCGATGGTTGTCATTTAGGCTGTGAAGTAGACGCCGGAGACAATCAAGCGGCTGGTGGCCTGGAGATGGCCGGCCAGGCTTGATGTGGTTCCAGTTTCAAAGGCAGAGAGCTCGAGGTAATTGGTGCCACCTACCACCCGGGCGATGATCATTGTCTTAGCCTGGTTGGTGGCGTTGGTGAGCCATACAGCGGCTGCCGTGGTGTACGTCACCGTATCGGGCAGCGTCAGTCGGAGCTGGCCTGTGGCTGTTCCGGTCACCGAGTTGACGGTCACATCCGCGGTAAAGGTGCTCACATATCCGATGGATGTGTGGCGGGCCGTGTTGGTCGTGATGGCGTATGTCCGGCCACCACCCGAATCGGTCAGTGTAGGCGCCCAGGTGGCCGGGGCTGCTTCGATGGGCAGGTTACCATAGAGCTCGTCGAAGTTGTCGTTTATCTTCTGACCGGCGCCGCGGAGCGTGTCCCCGGTGTTGTCGTTGGCGATGGTGCCGATGTTGATGATTTGCTGGGCCATATCAGTTCTTTGGCAGGACGTACCAGCCGGCAGGAAGCGTCACCTTGGACGGCCCCACCAGCTTCTTGTTCGCATCGAAAGCATAGACGCTGGCCTTGATTGGCTTCGCCAGCATTACTGGGTCACCGTGCGGGACCATCACCACCTTGGTCTGGCAGCCCAGGCAGGTCAGCAACACGGCCAGCCAGGTCGGCTTTGAGATTTTCGGGTGCTTTTCCATGGTTGATGTCGGTGGGTGGTGTCTCGCGGAACCAATCGAGCAGTGCCTTGAGGATCTGGTAGATCCAGTTCACGGCTTCGAATCGGCGTCCTTGGCATCCTTGGCCATAATCAGGCCGATGCCGGCGGAGATGGCTGCGATGGTCGCAGTCAGGTCGACCGAGGTGCTGGGGTCGCCGTCGAAGATGGACTTCAGCGTGCCGCCAATGGCAACGAGGATGGCGCCGATGCCGGCGAGAGTGGTCTTGGTGTTCTTCATTTCTTGATGGCTTTGTAGAGGGCGACACAGGCCGCAATGAGGCCAACCACGGCGGAGATGAATCGGATGCCGTCGGTGAGCTGTGGGAGCAGCGAGGCTGCTGTGGCTGCTGCCGCGGTGCCCAGCGAGATCGCTAGGCCGTTCGTTCCGCCGTGGTTGGTTGCGTCCATTTACTCTGAGGATTTAGGTGTCTGCGAGTTGATGAGTGCGGCCTCGATGATGTCGTAGAGCGGCTGGCCGACCCTGATGTTGGGAACGCCTCCAGCCTTCATGGCGATTTCAACGAGTTGGGCGAGCTGCTGGGCTTGTTGCGGTGTGAGTTCGATGTTGATCATACGGTCGGAGCATCGGCAACCGGAGCTTCTTCGGCAACCACAACTGGAGCGGGAGGAGCGGGAGCCACCCACGGCAGCGGCAGCACAACCACGGGCGGGTTGATCTGGTTCTCGATCTGCGCGGTGACGTTGGCTTCGATGGCCGCTTGATCGACTCCGTTGGCGTAGCACCAGTCCAGCACCTGATCCTGCGTGAGGTCAGGATACGGCGTGAAGCTACCAGTCGGCGGAGCGAACGAGCAGCTACCGTAGCAGGTGCCGCTGTACGATTCCTGCGAGCCGTTGCAACGCCAGTCGGCAGTGATGACTACGTCGGTGTTGGGGCCTTCAACCGGCTTGGTCAGAAGGCGTTCGATGATCCAAGAGATGTTCATGTCGATATTGGTTAAGCTAAACGAATCACGTTGAAATAGATGTTCTGGGTGCCGCCGCTTGTTTGTGTGACTTGAATATTTGTTCCACTTGCAGTGATTGTTATGCCTGTGGCACTGGAAATAGTTGTAATCGCGACAGCTGCACCACCCCTCTTAACTACAGCAACAACCTTGTAATCCGATGGAGAGGCTCCATTGACGGAAGCGGTTACCATCAATGTTGATTCAGATGGCGCGGCAAACAATGTTGTCGGAGTTGCGGTGGCAACCGACGATAAAATCCCATTCAGTGTTGAGAATATTCCGCCTACAACATAGGAAGCGTTTGAAATGCTTCCGTTAGAACTCGTCGTCCCCACCAACAAATTCCCACTCGCATCCAGCCTCATCACTTCGGTAAATGTGATGGCATTTCCAGCGGTTCCAGATGGCGCGGTGTACCATTGATGCGTACCGCTCACCAGAACGTAACGCGACGGCAAGTCTCCGGTTGTGGTGTAATTGAAAACGTTCGCGGAGCCTTCATACGCAGCAAAACAGAGGTTGGCATTACCGTTCGCCTGTTCGTTGAGCGTAACGTATCCATTCGCTCCAAGCTGCAACGCTCGCGCACCAGAACGCCACGGCTTCGGCGTAACTCCGATGCCGACGTTGCCGGAGGTGTCGATTTGGAAACGAACGGTTCCAGCAGTAAGCGGGTCGCCATTTTGCGCGTTGCTTTGAACAAAACACAAATCCCCGTAATTGTTGAATGTAGATGCAACAGCCCAATTTCGAGTTGCAGCATTGGAATCTTGGCTTGAAACAACCAAAGCTGAATAAGCAGATGCGCTGCGAATACGCATTGCAGTTCCAGCAACATCCAGCTTGTACGAAGGACTCGCAACCCCCACCCCCAGTCCGGTGGAGTTCAGGGTCATCCCAAGCGCACTTGCCGCAGAGAATGACAGGTTATTCGCAGACCCGAGATAAACACCATTCGCCGGAATGGTTGAGCCAGTGACATTCAAACCAGCCGCACCGAGTGCGCCGGTGATGGTGGCGGAGGCGAGGGTGGCGGTGCCGCCTGCGCCCAGGATCTGGTTGGTGGTGATGTTCTTGGTGGTGCCGGACGCGGCCATCGAGTTGTCGCTGACATCGACAATTGCGAAGAGGTCGTTGGCTGGAGCGACCGTGGTGATGGCCGCTAGGGCCGTGATTTTTGTGTCTGCCATGGCTAGTTAGCTTGGATGATGAGTTTGCCGTTGTCCTCCTGCACGAGGAAGTTGGAGTTCTCGCACAGGATGGAATCAAAAGTTCCGAAAGTGATGACGATCTTGGAAACGCCGTCCTCCAGGAGGAGGAACCCCTCGTCCTCGCGCAGAAGGTCCCGGCGCATGATCGGCAGGTCGGCGCCACCACCATTGGAGCTGATGGGCTGATCGACGCCGAGTCCTAGGCCGAGTCCGAGTCGCATATCAGGCCCACTTGCGGTTGTATAGGACCAGTGAGCCGCTTGAAATTGAGATGGAGGTGAACACGCCGTTGATGCTGTCGCCGGCCTGGATGGTCACGCCGCCACCAAGATCGGTGATGTTGGACGTGCAGGATCCGAGAATGGTCGTCGAGACAGCATGGATCTCCATCCAGTTGCCGCTTACGGTTCCGTTCGATGCGGTGATGTATCGGCCACCGTTTTCGCCGGCCAGTTGGCGGTTTGATCCGACATTCATAGGGTGAACTTCTGACTGCTTCGTTTTGTGCCACCTGTGAAACCAACCTGCAAGCGTGTAGCCCCACAGCGCACTCGCACCTCGGGGTTATCACGCTCGACTTCTTTGAGAAATTGGGAATCCCGCCAGCAATCGTATCCGAGCCGTTGACCCCAGGCATGGTAGAGGGTGGGGTCGATTCGCATCCGCAAGCGTCCCATGCCATCGACAGAACGGATTTCCGTTTGTGAGTCCTTTGCGATGCGTTTTTGATCAATACCTGCCTTAACCCAGTCCTTTTGGATGCCGGTTTGGAACTCTTTGATGACGGCGCGGCGCAGTTCGCCTGGCAGATCGTCCAGAGCGTTTGCGATGACGGATGCTGCGGAATTATGGGCCATGAGAAAAAGAAAGGAGGGGAGGCCCGGGTGTGGGCCTCCCCTCTGAGGATGATTAGGTGGCGCAGTTGAAGAAGCCGAAACCGCTCGGGTTCTTCACCACGAGACCGGCGATGGCCTCAATCAAGCGGGCAGGGCCGCCGCCAGCGTCAGGCAGGGTCTTGACCTGCGGCAGCTTGGCGTAGCGAACCTCGACCATGTCCATCGGGATGATGTAGCCCTTCTGAGCCTGCACATCCAAATCAGTACCATTTTTACCACCAATAAAAGTGGACGGATGTAAAATTAGCCGTCCGAAATCCCCTTCAAAAATATCGATTGAGGATTTATAGGTATCGCTCGCAAGTTCTTGATTAAACGTGCGGACGCTGGTGGCGGCGATGGCGTTGTTGTTGGCAACCTCGGTGGTGCGCGAAGAGGTGAGGTTGGTGAACGCACGCTTGAGCGTGGTACCCAAGATGCAATCGTAGTCCCGGAAGGTGCCGGTGACGCCGTAAACGGCAGTCAGCACGTTCTGAACGGTGGCCTCGGTCAGCGAGGCACTGCCACTAGTGATGACGGCGCCAGAGGCAGGGAGGAACGGAGAACCGGAGGCGCACGCACCGATGTTGGCGGCGTTGGTGCTGTTGAGCCAGTTACCGAGCGATCCGGTCAGGTACGGGTTGCTGGTGCTGACCTCGGTCGACGCAGCCTGGTTGGTGCACATGAAGGTCGCCTCCATAGAGCGCTTCAGTTCGACCAATCGTTTAGCAATGCCGTTGGCGAGCTCATCGCTCACGCCGGCCACGTTCTGCGTCTCGGCGATGAAACCGATGCGCAGGTCGTTGCGGAACACCTGACCGTAGTTGTTCAGGCGGGTCCGGTTCTGAACCGGGTTGCCGGCGCTGGATACGGTCACGTCAGCACCGTCGACAACACCACCCATGATCGGGGCAGCGTAGTTGTCGACCTGCCACGAGAACTGCATATTGCCGAGGTCCTTGCCCTTGGGGGCCATGGACACGAACGGCGTCGACTTGGCGTCAACGATGGCGATGTAGTCCGCCAGATCCTCACGGATCGAGGACGTTGAAGCGAGGGGTACTGTACCGGCTTGGTTTTCTTGGAGTAGGGGCATGATTTAGAGCATCCTTTTGAGTACTTGAGCCAACTCGGTGGTCGTTCCGGACTTGGTGAACTTTGACTTGGCCGCATCCAGGCCGACCTTGGCCACATCCTTCTTTGCAGGGATTGCGGTGGGTCGACCGGGCTGACTGGGCGCCTTGGCAAGCGGGCGGGTGGCAGATAGCTTGCCCTTGGCGGACTCCTGCGACAGACGCAACTTGCGCCCGGCAATGAAGTCACCGACCAGCACTTGGTACTCAGGCAGTGAGGCAATCTGCGGCAATTGCCGCAGGACGGCCTGCGCCTCGGTGTACTCGGTAGCCGAACGGTCTTTCCACCATGGGTAGAGCTGTTCTGCGATTGGCTTGATCTGCTGATAGTTCTGCAGGAAGCGGGCGCGGTTGGGGATGTGCAGGTCGATGGCATCTTCTACACGCCGCTTGATCTGCTTCACCTCATCCGAGCTGTACTCCTTGCCCTCTACTTCGCAGCCGTCGATGTTGTCCTCGCACCACCGTTTCAGATTTCGGGCCTTGCTCCACTCATCGTTGAGTTTGGACGCATCCCATATATCGGAAAACGGGTCTGCGGCGGACTGCACCGGGGCGGGCCTCTCGACACTCTGCTCCAGCTTGGTCTTGGCCTCGTTGAGCTCACGCTCCAACGCATCGGCCTTTTCCTGTGCCTCGCGTTTCTGGCGGGTCAGTTTGTCGATGCGCTTGCGGAAGCCCAGCGATTCCTCGTCGCTGTTCTCTTCAGTCTCGGAAAGAACCTCCTGCTCAGGCGACTCGGCCTGAGCGTCCGTTTGTTCTGCGGTCGGCTCCGCATCCTCGGCCTCCGGTTCCGCACTCGCGGCCTCGGGCTCCGGCGTTTGTCGCTCGACGGCTGACGCTTTCTCTTCCTCCCCGCTGAAGCGTGACTTCAGTAGCTTGGCCAACGCCGATTCGTCGAACTGCATCGGGTTGATTGGGGGCTGTGCCGTGTTTTTAGACAGGGTCGCTTCCTGTTTCGTCGGGATGTCCATGCTTTTAGACCCTGCAAGCCGGGTATTCTGCGCCATGGTTGTTGAAGGCCAACCAAGAAGCCATTGGTTGAGTGAGAGCCTAGAATTGACCGGAAGTCAATTCCTTCTCGTTTCTTAACGCACTGATTTGTGCGATGAGATCCTTGATTGCGGCGGCCCGGCCTGAGTTATAGGCACGGTCTTCCGCAGAAAGTGATGGGATAATGGCGTTGTGCACCTCATCTCGGAGCGTGTCGTCGAGGATTTGACCAATGGCCTTGAGCACGGGGTGCTCCTCGGACACGGAGAGGGCCTCGGAGAGCTGTTCGTCGGTCAGTTTCATTGGACTCCAAGGCGGCCCGTGATGGCGTTCTGCTGCTGTTGGACGCTAAATTGCAGGTTTTCAATGTACTTCTGCAGGTTGGCTTGAAAGAGCGGGTCCTGCTGCAGTTGGGCCTGATATTTGGGGTTGGATTGCAGGACTTGCTGCGAGAATTGAAGGCGCATGGGCGCGGTGGGGTCGTTTTCTCGGAGCTGCGGCGGGTTGCCGAGGGACATCAGCGCGATCTCGTCGTTGGTCTCGTTGAACATCTTCTGGGCGGCGGGTCCCTGCTGCATGACCAGCTCGCTGGCCAGGGTCGGGTCGATGGCCCGGAGCGCAACGGAGATCAGCTTGGCCCGGTCAATGACGCCGGCGGTGTCGAGGGGAAGCACCAGGGTGCTGATGGCCTTTAGCTTCTCGGTCACGAGGTCGGTGCTCATCTCGCGCACGTCGAATTTGAGCATCACGTCAAAGTCCTGCACGTCCTGCGGGAGCGGAGTGGCCGAGGCCGTGATGCGCTGGATCTCGGCGGGGCCGATGTACTGCAGGGTGAGTGCGAGCACCTGGCGGAAGGCCTCGGTCCAGCCGTGCAGCCAGTTGTTGATCAGTCGCTGCTGGCGCATCTGGGTGATGACCGGCGGGACCTTCTCGGTCGGGCGCCCGAAGTATCGGTCGGTTTGGGCTTCGATGGCTGCGATCAGTTGGAAGGCAACGCCGGGCTCGCGGGCGGGCGGTTGCAAGAAGCCGATTTCGCCGCGGCGCAGGACTGGGATCTGGATGGCGGGGCCGATCTTGAGATTGCCGCCGCGGGTCTTGGGGACCTCGATGGGCGGCAGGGTGGCGAGGGACGTGTAGTCGAAGATGGAGTCGCGCTGGGCCTTGACCTCGTGCTGCCAAGTGGAGCAGACCTCGGGCACGCCGCGGCTTTCGGTAATCTGGCGGTGAATCAGCTCGGAGCGCCAGACAACAAAGGGATACTGGCCGTGCGCGTAGTCGAGGGCCTCGAAGTAGCCCCACTTGTCGCCGACTTGGGGGGAGAATACCGTGTAGAACACGCCCGGGATACCGTCGGAATCGACGGCTTTTTGATAGGCATAGACGATTTCGATGAGGTTCTCGCGGTCCAGGATTGAGTTTTCGGCAATACCGACGGCGCCGTACTGGAAGGCAGCGTAGTCGCTGAAACGGCCCATCGTGTTGATGGCTTCCTGGGCCCATTCGGCGTCCCACTCCTCGGTCTCGACTTTGTTCAGGAGCTGGGCCTCGGTCATGTAGAAACGGCGGAAGACTACTCGGGCGGACTGGATGTCGGTTGTCTCCGGCGGGAATACCAGCTCGTCCCAGGGTGCGAGGGCTGCGATCATGGGCTTGTTGGTGACCATGGTCGGGATGGGGAAGTCGCACTCGCCCTCCTCGCGGAGCTCGCGGATGGCCTTGAGGGCCCGGCGCTTGCGCAGGTTGGGGAAGGCAGCGATCAGGAGTTCCGCGGATTGGTCGTCGGCCTCGGGGTTGGCGATGAGATTGGGCAGGTCGGCAAGGACAGAACCTGCGGGTGATTGGGCGGCAAGGGCCATGACCTGATCCATGGTCAGGTACTGCTCCTTCTGTCCGAGCTCTTGCTGCCAGGTAACATGGACGCCGGCCCATCCGTAGGTCCAGAGGTACTGGGAGAGCAGCTCGACCTCGCGGGTGAGGTCGTTGTACATCCGGGCGTTGACCGTCCAGTCCATCAGGTTGTGCGCGGTGACGGCTTGGTCGAGCTGGCTGATGTTGGTGGGCGATACGCGGAGCATTGAGCGCCAGAAGGAGGTGCTGCAGAGGTCAACGAGGCCGTTGATCACCTCGTCGGCAAGCGGGATGCGCGTGTCGGAGGCACCGTCCCAAGGGAATGCCGGGGCATTGCGGTTGGAATCGTTCCACTTCTTCCCATCGTCGCTCTGTCCGGGCCAACGGCAGAAGCGCACGTTCTCCACATTTTCGACACGGGCGTAGACGCCGTAGTCGGTGGCCGAACGCCGCAGCTCCTCGGTCAATGCGCTCACGTTGGGTGAGTCGCCGACCCGGGCCATCACGTCGGTTGCCTGCTTGTAGGAATCTCCTTGCATAGTGAAATGGTTTAGTATCCGCCGCCGCCGCGGCAATCAAAGCCCCCATGGCCTACGAAGGCAAGACCTGAGACTAAAAGCATACCCAAGCAGTCGATGGGATCCTTGGTGCAGCCCTTCTGCCCGTCGCGTCCGGTGTGCTCGGAGAGTGCGTAGATCAGGTTGGCGCAGTTGTCGGTGATGTAGAGCGATGGTTCGTTCAGGGGGGTGAGGGGCTGGGTGGCGTCGTAGGAGAGGAGCGAGTTGATGGCGCTGGTGCGCTGGTCGACGGGCACGCCCGGGGCAGGTATGAATGCCATAGGCTCGTCGAGGGGGTTGTCGGATTCTGCGAGAAGGTCGATGAGCGTGGTGCCTCCGGCCTCGGAGAGAGCGGGAGAACCGCCGGCTTTGGGGTCGATCAGGCGCATCACGGGCTCGCCGTAGCCGAGCTCGGACTCGATCTGGCGGAAGAGGTTGCGGTACTCGGAGATTGAGCGCCCGGCGTCGAGAGTTTGGGCTGGCCCGAGCTTGCCGTCGGGTTTTTCGGAGGGTAGGGCCCACTCGCCGTAGTTGCTGAAGTCCGGGAACTCGCGGACAACGACGCGCTTGCCGTCCTCGTAGACCAAGAGCCAGAGGCAGAACCAATTACGGGCGCCGGCGGGGTCGCAGACCATGTACAGGGTGCCGCCCGGGGGCACTTTGGAGGATGGGATGCAGTGGATATCGGGGCGGAAACGAGCGAAGGCCTTCCCGATGTTGTCCGAGGCCCACCCGTAGGCCCGGGTCAGGATCTGGCCCATGGGCGAGGCGACGAGTTTGCTCTTCATCTCGTCGAAGGGGTTATAGGGGTTGTCCTCGGAGTAAAAGAAGACCGTTTTGCGCTTGGTTGCGGGCTGTTCCATTACCCTGGGGGCCTTGCCGGGCGGCCATGTAGGCAGACCCTGCTTGCCGGCAAGGAGTTCGCCGGTGCCCCAGTCCTTGACCTGTGAGCCCGCGGTGAATTCCTTGTAGACGCTGGCTACGCCCTCAAGCGGGGTTTGGGTCACGAGTAGCTTACCGCGGCGGGTGATCAGGCGGTAGCGCAGTGTGTCCACCCAGGACTGCGGGACCAGCTCGTCGCACCAGATCAAGTCGGCCTCGCGGCCTTCAATGGTGTTCTCTGACTGGGTGTAATTCAGGAAGTCGCACCGGGAGCCGTTGGGCAGGATGAATGAGCCGTCGGTGAAGCCGTTCTTGCGGCTGTAATTCAGGTAGTGGATGCGGCCTTTCTTGGTGGCCCGGAGTGCGACGGGCAGGTAGTTGTAGATTGCGGGTTGTTGGACCGTGACCGAGGTGGCGTGACTTGTGTGGCAGCAGAGGACGCTGGCGTTCTCCTTCTCAATGAGGGTTTGAACCACGCGGCGTGCGGCCCAGAGGGTTTTGCCGGCGCGGTTGCCGCCGGAGATCAGGAGCTCCTGGGTGGTTTGAAACTCGGTGTTGGCGATTTCCCAGTGGTCCGGGATAAATCCGTAGGTGTAGGGGTCGGCTTTTTCGAGGAGTACGAGCTGGGTGCGCTTCTGCTTGAGCTCGAGTGCCCGAGGGTGGTGGGCGTCGACCCGGGGGATGACGGGGTGTAGGGGTTGTTCGTTCCACCAGGTGTCGTTGCAGTGGTCGGAGCAGAAGCGCTTTTGGTTTGGGCCGGTGCGGATCTTGATTATCTCAAATGGCTTGGAGCAGGTGAGGCAGAGGCTGGGTGGTTGGCTCATTTCTTAATATTTTTCGTTTTGGGAAACCCGTCGACTTTTACCGTTCCCGCGGAATGCCCGACCCCCTCCCCCGGGGTGGCCCTTGTAACGGGGTAGGACATTGACCCGGCGGAGGGGTGCTGACGTGCGTTTCGATCAATGTTTGCAGGGGTTTGCTGCGTGTTTGCGTCACCAAGTGAATATAACTGCTATTGTAGGCATGAGTGGTGAAAACAGGCCTAAAAGCGTGGTTTTCAGTGGGTCAGCGGGTGGAGGGGTAGGACATTTGGAGCCACTACCTAAACCAGATCAGGTGTCTGCTCGTCGTTCACAGGGGTTACGTCGCGCTCCTTTAGGTCCTTCATCAGGTCGCGATGATTAACAGAAGCGGTCATTGCGAGGTGAATTGAGGTAGGTTGCCCCTTAATCACAGCGAGTTTGTCGGTTAGCACAGCGACCGCTACGGGCAAGCCCCTATCATCGATCAAGTTAATAGAGGATTCAGCCAATCTCTTGGTGCCTTTCCAGATCGCGACCTCCAAGAATCCGGTGACATCGCGCCTCCAGTCTTCCTCGTTCTCAGGGTAGTCGACCGGGACCTTAACACCGCGGACCAGCTTAAACGCAGTCGTCGGGCTGAGTCCGGTAGCTTCCGCGATCTTTTCAAGCGACTTGTTCTCCAGGATACCAGCGACAACAGCGTCCGCCTTTTCTTGGGTCAGCTTGTTGTTGAAGTGTTGGTTGGGATGATGGCTTTTGACGTACCCGAGCTCTTTGACCGCGTTGAATACCTTCTCCTGCGTTGCCTGGGGTATCTCGGTGTTACCTGCCAGCACCCGCTGGGTGTAGAGGTAATTGACGCCTGCTGCCTTGGCGACGTCCTCGATGCTCGGTTTCTTATCCTTCTTACCCGGCATAAGGCTTGAACGAGTATGGGTACTCACCCCAGTGGTTGAGTTGCATCTTGGGCTTCATGGAGAAGTGCTGCACGCCTGCCAAGGTCATTCGGGCTGCGGCTGCGTAATCCTCAGAGAGATACTCAAGTTTACCCGGCCTTGATTCCATTGCGAACGGCATCCACAGGGTTGGGAAGCGCTCGACGCGCACATCGTCGCACCAGTCGATCTTGTACGGGTACTGCACTCCTGACCCTCCCAGCGCATCAAGTGTCGCTATAAGGCATTTGCGGGGGATTGCGAGGCATCCGGACGCGAACATCGTAATGGGCACCAGCTCCGCTGCGCATTCGGCGTCGGAGACCTGATGCTTCAGGGCCTGCAGGTGCTCTGCCTTGGGCCGGAGGGCCGGCCTGGGCGGGACCGTGCGGCATGGGTAGGGGATGCAGACCGTTGCCTGGTGCTCATGGGCTAGCTCGGCCATATGAATGATGTCGGATGCATCGAACTCAATGTCGTGGTCGAGTTGGATCCAGACGTCCTTGCCGGAGTCTAGGAACCACTTGGTAGCCCTGCAGCGGCTGCGGGAGATCAATGCATCCTCCCGGATGGTGCGCAGATCGGTCTGGCGATCCGACCATGCGAACTTTGCGGTCAGGTCGACCCAGGACATGATGCACGCGGAACTCATGCCGCCGTAGGCGTACATACTGAAGTGGATCGACGGCCTGGTGCCTGCCTGGGTCGGTTGCTCTGTTGGAATGAATGGATCTGCCATCTGAGGGGATGATGCCTTTGTTGCGTTCATGGTACAATGTCCTTTCGTTGGCTTGCGAGGAAGAGCTCGTGCCCCTTGCTGATCAGGTAGACCACGCTGCCGCGGGGCACTTGGCAGGCTGCGGCCACATCGTTGAGCGAGAGGCCACGGTCGCGCAAGACGTAGGCTTTGCGGGCCAGGTCCGGTGTGTGGCGCTGCTCGGTGAATTCAGGTTCAGCCTCTATCACCGGGTCTGGCGTGCCATCAGCCTTGAATGCCATGTCCTTGGGATAGGATAGCCAGCCACGCTGCACACCTATCTTAACAAGGTGCGGTGCCTCCATAAGTAATTTCGTTGTGTTTGTTACTATCATAACAGTGATATGTCTAGCGGTGTAGCGGGCAAGTGCTGCCTACCCTTGCCGCTTTTATCTCCTATAAGCTGGAATATGCGTTGTCTATGTGCCTTGCCACTGGCGCCGGGATGGATAACGCAACCAAACCTCCCGTCTGCCTGGATGACTAGGTGGTTGCGTTGTTTGTCCCCTCCTTCCTCGGCACAGGCTGGGCATTGCCCGATCAATTTCGAGCCAATTTTTCGCAGGCCTACCGCTGTCAAGCACTGTCTAGTGTTTGGGACGGATGGGACGGCATTTTCCAACTCCATTCCTACTCTGAACACAGTTTTGGTACTTTTACTCATCTTGCACCGAGTTGAGAAGTGCCGTCCTCCGTCCCAAACGCTTGACAACGCTTGACAGCTCAAGCCATTTCCGAGGAGGTCAAGACCACTTTCATGTAGCCTCGCGCCTGCTGTTGTTGACCGTCACTACGGTGAATGTGGTTCGACGGGATGGCTTGGTGTATCTCCAGCATGAGTTCCGCTGCCCGGCGCTGGAAGCGCTTGTCCGGTTCAGGCCCCCATTCCTTGTTGTTGCACATCGCCATGTAGGCAGCATACAGCTCCTCGCTAGTAATACTATCCGACGACATACTGCTTGCCCGTATGTGATTCACTACAAAGTATCTCACACTGTCGCTCTCGCTCAACAAGTTGTCTATCATAGCCCGCTGCCTCTCGGTCACCGGGAACGGCCTGCCGGCCTGCATGACCCGGCACAGATCCTCCGCGCCCTCCAGGAACCAGTTCAATATACCGCTGCCCTCACGCTCAATCATCACGTCGTGATAATTCGGAATCACCTTCTCCGGCTTGGGCTGGCTGAAGTCGAGCAGTAGCAACCGTCTCGACCACGCACCCAGGTCGCCCTGCACATTCACCTTCAGCCGGCTATTGGCCGTCACAATTACGTTCCAGTCGCCCACCACGGCCTTGGCGCCGCTTTTCCCCTTGAACTCCACGGCCAGCCTGTCGCCGCCGGTCAGCGCCTTCAGGAACTGGCTCTCCTCGCAGTTCAGGAAGTCCGGCGGCACATCGCTGCCAATCAGCAATGTCCTATCATGGAAGTTCCCTAGCTCAAACCGGCTGCCCAAGTGATTCGTTCTCAGCTCGCTGCAGTTCTCATCGCCCACCAACCGCCGCACCAGCCCGGCCACCGTTGACTTCCCACCGCCGCCAGTGCCCGTCAGCAGCAATATCACCTGCGGCCTGTTCCGCTGCAGCAGGGCCAGTCCGCCCCAGCGCTGCAGCAGCACCTGATCCTCGCGCTCGGGCAGCGCATGATCCAGGAAGGCCTGCCACATCCCGCTGCCGGCACCCTGCACATACCGCACCGGCGTCTGGTTCCTGCTCATCCACTCCGGGCCAAACCCGTGCATGGCATATGGCACGCTCCTCAGATCCACCATCACATTGCTGCAGTGCACCACGCTGTCGGGCCTCGAGAACGGATTGCGTTCGACCTGCAGCGCCCCAATCAGGTCGACCACCTGATCCGCGAAGCTCACGGTCAGCCGCGTCAGGAGCGCCGGCAGCCGCGGATCCTCTGTCGATGCCATCTGATCCAACAGAACGCGCCTGGCGGTCTCCAGGACGCGCTGCTGCATCTCCTCGCGGCTCATGGATATCCAGATTCCCCTGTCCGCGGCATACCAGTAGTGCTGCCCGGTCTGGGCATCGAAGAGCAGCCGCTCCTTGTGCGCCATGTACCCCGCGAAGAAAGTCGGGTGCAGATTACCAGTACCGCTCCTCCCGAACGTCCAGGGCACGCCATGCAGCCGGAGCAACTGCGCCATCTCATCCCTGCTGCCCGGCACCGGCCAGCCCTCGGGCCACCGTATCTGCGAGAACGCCAGCTCCACCGGCGGCCTGTCCACCAGCACGCTGTACTCGCACCCGCTCGGGTGCACGCCCTTGACCGTGCTCAGGTTGCCGGTGCTCCGCCACTCGTACAGCGGCTTGCCCATCACCCGCCCATTCACCTCGACCATCTCGGTCGTGCTCCGCTCCGCGCACGGCTTGGGATAGGCGCCCGTGATCCTGACGCCCACCTGAGCCCCGCGCTTGCCCTTCCACCTTGCCGACCCCTGCAGCACCGGGTTCACCTTCAGGAACGCCTCCAGGCTACCCTCATCATCGAAGTCAATCGCGCACAGCCCGCCGGAGAACTCCCCGAGCCTCACAGCCACGTTCCCGTGCTCCAACATGACCCGGTACACGTCCCTCTTCGTACTCTCCATGGTCTCCTGGGTGTACTTGACCATCGGTATCTTGGTGCCCGGGCTCTGCGGCACCAGGAACAGCGGCGTGCCCAGCCAGCCCTCGATCTCTTGCGTCGTCATCATAGCAGCTCCTTGATCAGCACTCGGAAGGCCCGCTCTGCTGTTGCCGGCACAACTCCATTCCCGAGCAATCGCAGCTCGTCCGTTCTATTGTCACAGGAGACACGCAGCTCGGCATAGTCCATCCCACCGGCAGACCCATCAGTGTCTCGACCCAGCGTGGGTTGAGTTTCGCATGGTTTACCCCCTCGCAAATGGCTACACGCTCCTCGATGTTTGCTTTGTCCAATTGAGTTGTTTTGCTGCCAAACAGGTTCACTTCCGTTGTTTCGCTTCGAGATTCCCCTGGGCGCGACATCTGCGTTCTTGGCGTCGGCCACTGCTTCACCTGCGCCGTCAGCGGCATTGTCGCCACATCCCCCTTCTCCTGCCTCGCCTTCCATGTCTCCGGGTTCTCGTCCGTTGTCTTGCCAGCCCTCGGCGTTGCCCACAACCCTCGGCGGCTCCCATCCGTATTGCTGCTCGCCGGGGCGGGAGGGCCAGACATCTCCGCAATGTTGACCGCATCCGGCAGCAGGTCGCCCCGCATCTTGCCATCCTTGCGTTGCAGCGTCGTGTAGCAGCCCTTCCAATCCCGTGCCGAGCTTGTGGGCCAAGATGAACACTCGCTTTCTCTGGTGAGGCGCACCGCATTCAGACGCGCTGAATATGCCCCACGTCGTTCTGTAACCCATTCCTGCCAGGTCTTCGATGACGTCGGACAGCCCCAACGAGATATGTCCTTCGACGTTTTCAAAGAAGCAGCACCGAGGTCTGAGAAGTCGAATTCCGTCTGCGATGTAGGGCCACAAGTGCCTTGGGTCGTCCTTGCCTCGGCGTTGCCCGGCTGCGCTGAATGGTTGGCAGGGGTAGCCTCCAGTGAGGATGTCCACTCGGTCGCGAAACGCTGCCCAAGGGAAGGTCTTAAGATCCGGCCAGATAGGTGCCGGGTCCATGAGTCCCGCTTCCATTTTGCTGACCAAGTTCGCAATGGCAAAGGCTTCGATCTCACAAAGAGCGACTGAGCGCAGATTTGGGATTGCTCGGTGCAGTCCAAGCTCAATGCCTCCGTATCCAGCGCAAAGGCCGATATGTGTAACTGCTTTGGAAGTATCCATGTCATTCCGCCCTCCTCTCAAACGCCAACGCCTCCTCTGAAATAAACCAGCCCTTCGGCCACTCGGTCAGGTAGATACCGCCCAGCGTCCGCACCCGGCTCAGGGCGACGTAGGCCTGCCCGGGCTCCCGGGCCGCCCTGATATCAATCCTCGCGGCATCCAGGGTCAGTCCCTGCGCTCGGTGTATGGTCATCGCGTAGGCCAATCGGAGCGGGTATTGTTGGACGGTCACCCCCAGCGACTCAAAGAACCATTTGCGCCGGCCCAGTGAAATCTTATGCCCGCGGCTCTCGACCACGATGTCGCTGCCCCGGAACTGGACCACCCGGCCCACCTGGCCATTGTAGAAACCCTGCTCCGCATCATTCGCGGTGAACATCACGGCAGCTCCGGGCTTCAACTGCAGCACCCGCGGCGTGCTCATGTTCTTGGCTGCGAACTCCACCGCCTGGTCAACGCCCTTAACCTCCGCATCGAACACGGCAATTGGGCCATCAATGCTGCTCAAGCGGTAGTTGTTCCACTTGTCCACCTGCACGTTGTGCGTCATCAGCCGGGTGATATGCTCCGGGGGGTTCATCCTGAGCGCACTGCGCAGCAACTGGTTATCCCGCGGCTTCATCCTGCCCACCCGAAAGCCACTCAGCATTTCAATGAACGGCACATCATTCTGCCGCCGGACCTTCTCCAGCTTGATCGTCTTGAAGTCGGCCTCTTCCCAAGCCTTGCTCAGGAACGCCCAATCGTAGGGCTTGCTCTGGTCGGTCCTAACCGGGGGCAACTGCAGGAAGTCGCCCAGGAATATCACCTGTAACCCTCCGAAAGGCCGGCTGTCTTCTCTGATCCGTTTGACCCAATAGTTCAGGAAGTCTAGGTGCCGGCCCGCCATCATGCTGATCTCGTCGACCACGAGCACCTCGGTGGCCCGCACGCGCTTCCGTGCGCCATGCACTGCCGGATGGCTCTCAAGCCTCTCAGCAGCCTGCAGGAAGTCCTCGCCATCCTGCGGCCCCAACTGCATCCCGCACCAGCGGTGCACGGTGGTCCCGCCCACATTCAGCGCTGCGATGCCTGTCGGGGCCGTGATAGCCACGTCCCGAACTCCCACCACCCTGTTCAAGAACTCCCGCAGCAGCGTACTCTTGCCGGTGCCCGCCTGCCCCGTGAGGAAGACGTTCCCGAACGATTTGGCCCAGACCATGAAACGGTCCTCGGGCGTCGGATCGAAGTCGTCCCCGATCATATGGACAGACGGGCTGGCAATCATTGGATCAGTAGGTAGGGATCAGGATGTCGGAGACCTGCTGCGTGAGCTGCACATCCCGCAGGCAGTAGTTGATCGCTGCCTCGCGGTCGGTCTGGAACAGCTCGCTGAACATGGCGCCGTTGCCGGCCTTCTCACCCAGCCCAAGGTGCCTGGATATCGCGGCCAAACTCCCGTGCGCCCGGTTGTCTCCGAGCTGCCATGACTCCCGCAGGTCGACGATCAGATCGTTCCAGTACCTGCCATTCCTCAGCCAGTAGGGCACCGTCACCCGGTGCTTCCAAGACCGCTTGATCAAGAACGGCAAATCAAACGGCTTGGTATTGAACCCGATCAACTGCGGCTTGCGTTCGAAACTGTCGAGCAGGGCCCAGAATTGCACCAGCATGGCCTTCTCTCCATCTGTATCGGCGCACAGCACCGCGGGCTGCTCATGCTCGACACGGTATCCGATGCACAGCACCTGCCCACTCAGGGCATCCAGTGCTGCGTTCTTGATGTAGTCGCTGACGTGGTTCTCCTCGGCACGCTGGATCTTCTCGGCGATGATGTCCGGGTTTTTGATGTTGCCCAGCTTGACCTGGCTCGGGTCAAACGGCGGGATGATGAGCTCGCTCAATGGGAGCGGCCCTGTCTCAATGTCAAAGTAGATACGGGGATTTGCTGGCATAATGCTAAAACGGTTTGAATGGGTAGTTGTGCGTTTGTCCGCGGATGCGCACCCCCCGCTTGCTTAACCATGAGTCCCCAGCAGCAACGGGCTGCCGGGAAAGTGTGTCAGACGATCTTCCCGCAGTGCGGGCACAGCTTGGGCATCTTGGGCTGCTTGATCAGCACCGGCACGCCCAGCCACTCGCAGATCTCCGAATAGCTCTTCCATCCGAATCCAGTCACGGAATTCGGGTGAAGGTGGCCCGATGAGTACAGGCTCAAGGCCTGATCCTTGTTCTTCACCGCCAGCCGGTTGAGAACATTGTATGTGCGCGTCGTGAACGGCCAGCCCCACTGCGCCTGGATGGCCTCCTTGGCCTTGGCCGCCATTGAGATCTGGCTGACCCGCTGCTTGCTCAATCCCAGCACCTCGCCGATGCGAGTGATCGACTGGCCCTCGGCCCGCATCTGCATGACCTCTGGGATGAGGTGCGCGATCCGGGAGTACTTCTTCTTGGGAGCGCTCATGGCCTCAGTAGTTGAGGTCATCCTCTTCCTGCTTGATCTGGGCTTCCTCGTCGGCCTTGAACTTGGCCTGGTACCAGACCAGCGCATTGATCAGGCGCTTGTCGTCCGCGGTCTGCTTGGCCTCGGCACGGGCCTTCGGCAGCCAGTGCTCAATCAGGCTCGTGATGCTCTCCTCAGTCAGCTCCCGGAGCTCAATGCCCTTGTGCTTCCCGACGTGCACCTTGACCTTCGACGCATCGTCCGCCGGCGGCTGCCCGCCGCCCGTAGTCTTGCGGAAGCTCGAATCGCCGCCAGCCGGTGCCTTGCCCTCAGCGCCCTCCTTGGCAGGCCGGTCCTGCAACCGCACCCACAGCCCGCTCGGGGCCAATGCCTCGCCGCTCTTGTGCGGCATGATCAATTTGATGTTCGCGTATGTCTTGCTCCCGTCCTCGCTTTGCTCGTGACCGATGACAATGCTGGCCGGGCGCCCGAGGAGGCTCTCCAGATCCAAGCTCTTGTTCTCGGTGTCGGTCAGCTTGCGCCCGAACCAGTCCTTCAAGAACTTGGTCAACGCCGCCTTCTCATGCAGGCTCGGCACCATCGGCTTGGTGAACACCACCCACGGCTGCACCGGGTCGCGTGAGTCGTCCTGGAGATCAATCTCAAACGCGAACTTGAATTTCTGCTTCACGCCGTACTGCGTCTCGTACTCCTTGAGCGGAGTCACGTCCACACAGACCGCCCGGCCCGAGAACTCGGGGCATGGTGCGAAGTCCTTCTTACCGCCTGTTGCACTGATTATCATGTTATCGTCTTACCTTGTGTTGTTGTTGTTGTGTTGAACCGAGGCCTGTTTTTCGACCTCGGAAAGTTGCTTCGCCATCCTGGTGTACTGATCCCAGTACTCCGGCCACGTTGACTTGATCCTGCGCAGGTTCTGCTCGTCGGCAACGAGTGCCGCGGCGCCCAGCTTCCGAACGAAGGAACCGCCGTATTCCATCATCGTCTCAATCGTTTTCTTGTCGGTCATTTGGTTCCCTTTCCCCTCTTGCGTGTCCAGAAGCTGGTGAACTCCATCTTCTTGGCACGTGCTGCCCGGAAGGCTGCACCGACCTCACCGCGAGCCAGCACCCGCAGGCCGTCCCCCTCGCGCTGAATCTCTCTGGCCGATTTCATTATGCTCGGAACTTCAGGCCTTCGACCAATTGGATGCAGGTATCCAAGATCTCCCGCTGCTGCTGCATTGCCTCTAGCTTCTGCGCCCGCAGCTCCTCGATCTGCCGCAGCGCCTCGGCCAGCCCGGCCTCCAGCCCGCGGGCAAACTGCGCCGGGCAGACCTCGTTGGCCGGATAGATGTCTACCACCACGTCCCGGTTGATTGTAAATGCGACGGCGTCGACCATAGGTGTGGGTGTTTTCACAGCTTGGCCTCCTTTGCTTCTCTCCATGCGTGAGATAAACACGCATCTGCTCCGAGATTTCTTGGGTTCTCAAGCCATTCGGCCATCGCATCTCCCGCATCCTCCAGTCGTTTGATGCGCTGAAGTAATGCTTCTTTAGGAAGGTCGTCGCGGGTGAACTTTGGATTTGTTAGTTGGTCAACGAACTCCTCCAGCCGCTTGATGCGAGCAAGTAGACGGTTCAACTCATCGACTGTATCCGCCCACGTTTGGCAGCACTCTCCACCGTTGTTTGGAGAGTTGATCCATTGGTTCAGACCCTCATGCACAAGGGTGTATTTTTCACTCACGGCTTCACCTCCCTCGCTTTCAGCATTGCGTCGGCAGTTTCGTAACAAGCATGAGCCAATTTGTTCGCAAAGAATGCGTCATAATCCTTTGCCATGATCGATAACAACCCCTGCAACGCCGCCGCTGCGAAGTAGTCGCGGAGTGAGACGTTTTCAGGAATCTTCTTTTCGTACCAATAGATGTCGTCAGTTTGTTGGTTCATTTCGCCTCCTCCATCACTCCACACGGGAGCCAGTTCTTACCACCGTCGGTGCTGTGTTCGCGTTCCTCAAGCCACAAGTCCCTGTCGGATTGCACCGATACCCAGCCGAGTAGAACTCGGTCCTGTGGGTTGCGCTTGAATCTCATCCACGCCCCCAGCGGAACCTCATCCGCAGTCCACGGGCGTAGCTTTCCGGCGGGTTTGATGCGGTATTCTGTGTCATCCCAGTCCCACCTCGGTACATAAATCTTTACCCACTTTCCGTTATACCGATGTTCCACTTCCTTCCCATCCACATACGCCTGCATCACTTTGATCGCTTCGATTGTTTGTTCGAGTGTCATTTGTTTGTCCTCCCATGCTCAATCACCGCCTGCACACCGCGGCGGCTGCATCCAACAGCCCGTGCAATCTGATCCCGGCTGGCTCCGTTGTCCCACATCCGCCAAGCCAGACCGCTGTCGAAGGCCTCGACGGCCTGCGCTAGGCTGCGTGACATCTGGCGTGCCTTCACCTCTGCCGGAAAGCTGATCCAGCCAGCTTTCACTCCTGCGTCGATGTGCTCTCTCACTTGAGGCCCTCCGCGATCATGGCGTGTTCCAAGATCAAGACAGCATCGGCTGTCTTTAGAGTGATGCCCAATGACGGCTGGCGCTGCTGCGCTAACTGCTTCAGGTGGGCTTTCCAGCGCGTGCCGTGAGTCTTGCTGGTGCCGGCCTGTATCGTCTTCTGCCAGCGCTGTGGCGGAACCTCAATGCAGCGGGTGAGCATGGAGGCTATAAGACCATGAAGGAATCCGACGTTGCGCCCAAAGTTGAACATCGCAGAGCCCGGTGCGCCCTTGCCTCCGATGTACCCTCCCACCTTCTCGATGTAGACCACGTCACTCTGCGACAGGTAGTTGATGAGCACCTCCCGCACGTCGCCGTCGGTGTCTGGCATAGGCTCCAAAACAACTCGGTTGTTTGCGAAGTGCGCGATACCTCCGGACAGGCCGGGGTCGATAGCTAGGATCCTCCTCATCGTGCAGCCTTTTTAAGCCAAGCAGCGATAGCCTTGTCGGCCACTGCCTGTAGTTTGAGGCCTGCCTGTAGACAGTAGCTACGCAGGGCTTTGTGGGTTTCTGTGCTCACGTTTACGGTTTTCGGTTTGGTCATTTGAGATGCTTCTTCACCTTGGCCCAGTAGGCCTCGGTGGCAGATTTACGGTCACCTGCAGGACCGCCATTCCAACGCCGAGCCAACTGCTCGGTGGTGGCGCCCTTGCCGTAGTGCTTCAGATACGCCTCGCACACCGCACGGGCTTGAGCGCGATTGGTCATCTGCTGCCACTGGTAGTGACTGCCGGTGAACTTGTTCACGTCGGCAACAACCGACTTGTGGATCTGAAGGCATCCAATGGCTCGGCCTTGGTCTCCGATGGCTTGGTCGTTGCCGCTGGACTCGACGATGATCAGTGCGCTGATCAAGTTGGAAATTGTGGTCATGTTAGAGTGAGGAACAAATCAAGACGCATGATGGCCTAAATGGATGTTTGTGCTTAGAACAGAACCGTTTCGCCTTATCTTTTGCTCTTTCAGGAGCATTCGCTTTTACGATGAATACACGTCGAACTGTATCCTTTGAGTGCACTTCAAATGTCGCAATGCCTTTGCTTGGTACGATATGGAACTCTGGAAATTGGATGTCGCTAATCATGGTTTGAAGAGTGTTGCGCGTTGTCCAGTCGCGCCCCTGTGCTCCGTATTCCTCACGAGCCGGATGTGCTGGTAGGTTCAGCAAGACCTAAAAGTCATCGCTCAAGGCGTCGTCCCATTAGACGATCATCAGCCAGCACCTTCTTCTTAATCTGGTTGAAAAGGCGTGACTGACCAATGGCCGATAGGTTGTTCCAGTAGCTCCAGATTTCAGCCGTGATCGAACCAGCAGGGCTGTGTTCGGCACCGTCAAATGCGTTGTTGAATGCGTTGACCACCGGCCAACCGCTGACGAACGCCTTGTTGGTGACTAACCCAATCAGTTCTTCGCGGGCGGTCTTTCCGGTCCAAAGTTTCTTGCTCATGGTGTTGATCTCGTTGACGGGATCAATCTGCCACAGCCTCAAACTCACCGTCTACAGGATTTTACACTTCTCTGTAGATTTTGAAGAAAACCCAATGTTTACGCGGGTCAAACAGATGTCACTCAGCAACGAACTTGGCGTCGAACTCGGCCCGCGGGCGCACGTAAATGGTGCCGTTGTCGATGCGGCGGTAGACCACCACGGGCCACCGAATCTCGCCCAGGCGCAACTCGGCGCTCTCTGCGACAACCTCGACCACGAGGCTCGGCTTGGTACGGCAGGAATACTTCATGGCCAACTCGTGTAGACCACCGTGCCCTGGCCGCTTGCGTCGACCAGCTCGACAGCATTGACGCCCCGGAGTTTGGCCAGTGCTGCCAGGAGCTGCGTGTCGTTGTTCGCCTGCGCGATGCAGGTGCTGACAATGTCGGCGTCGTCGTAGGAGGCTGACAAGTTTTCCTTGGTACGGTCGCGCCAGACGCGCACAACACGGCCATGAGAGAGCGGAACACGTCGCATGGACTCGACGCACGGGAACGAGTGTTTCATATGTTTCTGGAAGTGTGCTTTTTGGGATGCGGGATGTCGTACATCTCGTTCCCCCCAACCTTGATCTCCGCGGAGTCAACGTGCACCACGTTGCCGGAGTCGAAGAGATGGACAATCCAGACGCTATTCAAACTCGGCCCGTAGTCGATCAGGAAAAGGCAGAATCCTTCGCCGAGCGGTGTGACCACCCAGATCGGTGGCGCACATTGATGGATGGCTGTCACGCCGGTGATATTTGAAGGTCGACCACATCCAGGATGGTGTAGATTTCAATGTCGCCGGTATTGGTCGCAACGCCAAGCCCATCCGGACTTTTCGCCTGCTGGGTGTAGTAGTCGAGCCGGTATGTGGTTGTCTTGTGCGGCTGGATACGCTCGGTCTGGTAGAGGTAGACGTTGGTCTGATTGTAGACGTAGGTGCTGACCGAGTAGCCGACCAGCACGTTGTTGGTGACGTCCCAGATGCGCGTGCGCGTGCCCGTGGTGCTGTGGAACGGGCTGATGACGCGGATCTGGTACTCGCCTGCCTCAACCGTGAACAGGTTGTTGGAAAGGCTCGTGATGATGCCGTAGGGGTCGCTGTGGATCGCATTCAGATCCCGGGTAGTCCAGGTGTTCGCCACCGATGCACCACCGTTCACGCCGGTCGCCTTCTGGTCCTGCAGCGTAGCAATACGCAGCACCAAGGCGTCGACGTCCTTCCTGAGTTTGTTGATCAGGCTGGTGCTGGTCTGTGAATCGTAGCTCATTTGGCCTTACGTCGAAGAATTCTCTGGGCCTCGTCAAGGCTGGCCGCGATGCCGATCAGGCTGCCCGCGGGGCCGTAGAGGCGCAGGGAGCCCTTGGTCTTGCCCGGGATGGCCCGGTAGCCGCCCTGGAAGCTGTAGGCACCGGGCATGGAAGAGTCGGGCTGGGGCATATACCGGATGTCTTCCGATGTAGCCTTGAAGCGCTGCGAGAGCGGGATGACGTTGCCCTGTGCATCCTTGGTCACCGGATCGGCCAGCTTCACTTGGCTTGAGTCGGCCACGTAGTAGATCCGCTCGTTGCCGGGCAGCTCGACGATGCCGGCCTTGGTCGGCTCTCGCTCCGCGCTGAAGTCGCGCATGACCATCCCGAGCGTTGCTGGCGTTGCTTGGAATACCGGAGTGTTCTGCGGGATGCGCAGGAAGACACGCTTTACCTCGGGCACAGCCTTTGTCGAGGACATGACTTTGGCAGCATCAATAAAGCTGGTGGCCAAGTCGGGATTGATCGGCTTCAGGTCCTTGGCATAGCCGCGCAGCTCCTTGATGAACTCCGGCACGTCCTCAATAGAACCCCAGTCGAACTCGGGCAGCATACCGTCCTCGACCGAGGTGTAGCCCTTGGACGAGAAGTACTCCTGAGCAGCCATGTCGTCGTCGAACCTGCGCATGGCATCGTTGGCAACGCGCAGACCTGCATCCAGTCGCACGGCCTCGTCACCCAGCCGCTTGGAGTAGTTCTCCGCAGCCTTCTGGTTGGTGGTGAACGAGAACGCCTCACGCGATACGCCCGATGTCTCGCCACGCATCCGTTTGTTGAACACGTTGAACCCGCCTGTGGGCGTGCCGTGGTAGACAGGCCCGACGGTGTACCCCGCCGCCTTCGCAGCCTCATCGACCATCCGCTGCGCTGCCTGAGTGTCGCCCTTCTGCACCGCGGAGAGGTAGTCGGTGTCGGAGGGCATATAGCGCTGGGCGCCTACTTCGCCTTGGGGCTGCTGAGACGCCTCAGCGATGCGCTGCTTCGCTTCTTGTTGCAGCTTCACCGCAGTGTCGTAATCCACTGACGGCACCTTGGACTTAACCTCGGCATAATTCTTCCCGGTGATCTGTGGGGCACCGGAAACACCGGGCAAGTCCCGAACCATCAGGACAACGTCGGGCTCGCCAGCCAGGTCGTACCGCCAGCCGGGCGGCGCGAACTCTCGATTGAACGGAACCCTGGCGACCGGGCGGAATCCCAAATTGCCGTAAAGGTTAGGAAGGAATCCATTGACGTCAAAGGCGTCTAGCGTCTGGGAGCGGTTTGCAGCCTCAGCTAAGATCGGCTTGATGTCGGCACTCGACTGGGGGTGCTTGAACACCGAAACAAGGTCGCCGTAGTCGGTGACTGCAACGCCGGCCAATCCGTCCTCAGACAGGAACAGCTTGGTGCTTGGGTTGGTGTAGAACTCGGTTCCCTTGTCGTCGACCGCAAACCCAAACGGGTGCTCTACCTTGGTCCGCCGGATTGCCTCGGCGAAGTCTGATCCTCGAACTGCAGGGTCAACCCCGAACCGGCCGACCGATAGACGTCCGCCAATGTTTTCCTCGGCGCCTCCGGCTGGGAGGTAGCGGGCGGATTCTGGTCCCGCAGGTCCTCCCGGACTCCGGCCCGCATCAGGCCCGATACCTGCCGCACCAGCTCCTCCATCGTCGGCTCCGGGCCTTTGCCGGATTTGAGGGCGCTCTTGACCTTTGACTGAGAAGACATCGAAGACTCCTTTTGCATATTTTTCTGTGCGTTTTTCCGTCTCGGCGAACTTTTGCGCGAACTCAGGGTCGCCGTAAAGGTTTTCGGTCAAGAACTTTGCTGTAGCATCCAAGCTAGAATGTCCGACTGGCTCGTTCTTGATGATGTTCCAGGTCAACCAATGGATGTCGAAGGGCTGCGGCTCCCGCCCCAGCATCTCCCGCAACCATGGGCTTTCCGCGGCGATCTTGCGCATACCGTTCTCAATCAGCGAGTAGGCTGTCTCGGCTACCGTCTCGTTGTTGAGCATCCCACCGATGACCTTGTAGGCTCCGGTGGTGTCCTCGGGCACACCGTTGCGGTCATAGGCGAAAACCTCGGTGGAACCGCCTTGAGCCTTGCGGGCGGCAGCAGCCTTCTCAAGGTGCGGGAACCACAGATTGACAACCTGCCACCTGTCACCAACGAACACGTCATTGCGGGCCAGCGTTGCCAGAACGAACGAAAGCACCTTGTGCTTGATGCCAGCGCCTCCGAAACCCTTTTCGTTAAACTGCCGGCGCATCTGCGGACCAGTGAGATCCGGATTGTTGATGATGCCAGTCAGCTCATCCCATCGACCGTTCCACCGAGACAGCATCTCGTGGAAGGCGTTGGCGTTCTGGATGGCATTGCGTCCTACCGAAACGTCGGGGAACTCCGACATCTTGGTGCTGACGATTTCCTTCCATTGATCCTTGGTGAACTTGTAGCGCCCCTCCACCGAGTCCTCGATAAGGCGCAGGACTTTCGGCTCACTGGTCAACCGAGCCCATCCAGCCTCTTGGTTGTACGGATCCAGCATCCGAGACAGAAGACCCCAGAACATATGCAAGGCCACCATCTTGGACGGTATTTGACCCTGACGGGCAAGCTCGTGGATAGGCTGCAACGCATTCAGACCACCGACAGCCGACTTGACCAGCTCAGGATTCCTTTGCAGACCGTCTTCAATAAACTTCCTGAAGGCGCCATTGTCCTGCACCCATTGCGCCAACCGCAATGGAGCTGGAGGCACCGAGGCACGCGAACCATTCAATGCCCGGCTGTAGGCTTTGATCCATCCATCAGAATCAAGTCCCAGGGCTGGGCTGTCTTTGACCAAATTCAACGCAGCATCCACCGCATTGAACATGGATGCGAACTTCTGCGGAGTGCCCGGGTTCAGGACGATCTTAGGCGATTTCGGGTCTGCCGGTTTTCCAGTAAGCTCGGTAACCGCAAACTGTCCTTTGATTTCCGGCTGAGAGATTGAAATGGTTGACTTCAGTACGGTCGGATCGCCAGTCAGCTCCTTCATAATTGCGGCCTTAGCCTTCTCTTTGGCCTCGCTGATAGAGAACGCCGAGATGGTTTCAGTCGCAGCCTTTTCACGGGCTGGCTTGCCCTGTGTCTTGGTTTTGTACGTGTAGTCGAACTGGTACAGCGAATTGACCGCACGCTGTCCTTTGACCGAACGGATGGCTTGGGTGGATGGCTGGCTTGGGTCGGCTTCTGAAGCCGCCATGAACCGCGCTCCTACATCCCCCTCTTGTCGAACCGCCCCGAGTTCTTGCCGGCCTTCTTCTCGGCCTTGCGTGCTGTCGATAGCGCGATTGCGACCGCCTGCTTCTGCGGTTTGCCGGACTTCATTTCCGACCGGATATTGCTGCTGACGGACTTCTGGCTGTAGCCTTGCTTGAGTGGCATAGTCTTTTTCTGCTTTGAGTTTTGCTTGTCCTTCGGTGTCGAAAATCCCGGCGGTTGATCCATCGGGGCCATACAGGCGGAACTTTCCGTTCTTCGACAAGATTCGATAGCCGCCCACCAGGTCGCTCTGGACGCTGGTCTCACCAACCTGCTCGGCAGGCTGGAAGTTGAGCTGGGTGCGGCGGTAGCTCGACTGCTCTCCCATGTCACCGGACCACGGGATTTCCGTTCCGGTGGTGTTGGTGTTCTGGACGCGCTCAATCCGCAGGTCCTGGTAGACCGACCCGCCCTTGCGACTGGCTTCGTAGCCAGCGGTCGGCAGGTTGATCATGGTGTCGCCCTTCTTGGGGACGGCGCCCATCACCTCATTGAAGAAGTTGCGCTTCTTGGCACCTTCAATACCGCCACCGAGAGCCTCTGCGGAAGGCGCGGCGTTCTGCTCCGCAATGTTCTTCAGGTACACGTCCTTGAGCGTGGACATGGCCTGATCGTAATTGCCGAACAGGTTCTTGTAGGCGGGCTTGGTCAGGGCCTTGTACATCCGGGCCTGCACTTTGCCCCAGTCGACAGCCTTGATGTTCACGCCACCCTTGCTGTTGATTGAGATCCCGTAGGGCAGGAAAAGCTTCTCGGACTCTCCGAACACGCCAGACTTGCCCGTGGAACCGTAGACCTTCCAGTACCTTCCCTCCATCAGCGTGCCGTCGCGGATGGCTGTGGCGATGTCGATCAGGCTGCGCGATGTGGACGGGCTGAAGATACCGCTCTTCGACACAGCATCGGCCTCGGCAAGACTCAGCCGACCTTCGATGATCGGGTTGCCCTTAGCGTCGAGCCCGCTGACACTGCCACGCTCGTTCTGTGGCACAGTCTCAATGACCTGCATCGTGCGGTTGGCCACGTCCGCAGTCTTGGCGGCCAGCTCTGCCTTCGACAACGGCCTGACAATGCTGCCGTCTGGGGCAGTCATAAACAGATCCGAGTATCCCCGGGCCATGATCAGCGCATTCTGCTGCGCCTTGGTCATCTTGTTGATGTCCACCTTCTGCTCGGTTGGCTCGTAGCCTTCCTTCGGAGTCACCAAGTTCTTGATGGCATCTTCCATCCAGTCGAGCTTGATGCGCCGTCCGTTGGCGTCGTAGAAGGTACGGGCAACAGGGTCGAAACCAGCCTGCAATGCACGCCTAGTGAAACGCTCGGAGACAGCCTCCTTGGCGTTGTTGAATGCTAGCTCAAAAAAGGACGGAATCCGACCCGGCAGCATCGTCTTCGGGTCTTTGCCTTTGAGCATTTCCTGCGTGTAGTACGCGGCAAACTCATCGGTGATGCGGTTGAGAGCATTGATCTGTTGTGCGCGTTCAAGAGCGGGATCAAATGCATCTCTTAACTCGGCTCGAATTCGGTCTGAAATGACGCGCCCACCTCTTGATTCAAGTTTGTCTGCGTAAGCGTTCGCAAAATCAGTGAACTGTTTCTTAAAATCAGGATCTTGAGATGACGTGTCGATGACCTTTCCTCCAAGCATATCCTTTATTGCTTGGGTAATGCGTGCGTGAAGTATTTCGTGCGGAAGCGTATCTGGGCTAGCTCTGTCAACATTGATCAAGACGGTTGGCTTTCCGCTCTTGATGTTGTCTGGCCCAATCGAAACACCGGCATAGTTCACCGTCTGCAGAGCAGTCGGAACCGTGTCTGCATCGGTGTGGAAGATAACTTCAATTCCACCGCTTTCAGCACCCGCAATTTCGGACAGAGCCTTGGTAAGCTGCTTGTTGTTGAGGCGTCCATACAAGGTAGCGCGTGCCTCGGAGTCCTTGATGGTCGAAGTTTGCTCTCCGGAAACTGGGTCAACGTAGGTGAACTGCACCTCGGTAGGCCGAGTGTTCAGATCGTCCACCGCGGTCTGTCGGACACGAGCACCATTAAACACGTTAGACTCAACAGCCTTGGCAATTTTGAATCCGCCATCAAAAACACCAAAGGCAGCGCCACTGCCAATAGCGGCTGAAATTGCGTCCGCCTCCTCTCCGCTCATTGCCGCAAGCAATCCACCACCAGCGGCAGCGCCTGTCATTGGAACAAGGATATTCGCAGCCAGCTTGACTGGTGTTTCAAGACCGCTTCTTGCAAGAGCGGTTCCTAGCGCACGAGCTTTTGAAGAAGCGCCTTCAGCAGCAGCAATGCGCTCCCCTGCGCCTAGAAGTCCCCTCTGGGTCGGAGTCAGCGCGGGACCACGTGATGCCGCACCGGCCTCACCAACAGTCTCCATTGTGGCCCCTAGGCCTTTGGTTGCACCAATTGCTTGGGATGCAGTTCCCAGGACAGGAACATTCATCGTAATTGGAATGCCGGCGGCTTCACCAACTGCAATCGTGGTCGTCCCTTTGGAGACGCCCTCCTGCACAGCCTGACCCATCTGCGGAGATCCGGTGACTTTAGCGGTGAGGCTTCCAGCCAAATTCTCAGGAACACGCCCAAGCTGGCTTACACGTTCTCCTGCCCCCCTAAGCATTTCGGCTGCACGCGGAATCTGAGCAACAGCTTGTTGAGCCATTACGGAAGCCAGCTTTCCACCTCCGGCAAAAGCAATGGATGACGGGTCCGCAAGGAATCCACCGACTTCAAGACCAGCCTGACCAATGGCTTCCTGCGGGATGTTGTAGGTCTGCAGGAACTCTTGAGAAGCTGGAACGCGCTGCTCTTGAGGTGCATTGGCTAGCGCCAATTTTCGATCAATGTCTGCTTTCTCAAGAAAATCTACATACTTGATGTCATCAAGCATGGATTCCATACGAGCGCGATCCTCTTTGCTTTGGATGAGAAGAGGAAGTTGATCAAGTTTGTCTACTATGGAAGCTGAGATTCCTCGGTATAGGCTTTGAGCCTTCAGCTTTGCTTGAATCGCTGTTTCGGCAAAAGTTGCTGCGGCAACGTCGCCCTCAGTGGCTCCTTCAGGAGGCTGATAAATGTCGCCAATGGCTTCTCCAAGCCTGTAAGGAAGCGCTGCAATGTGGGCCAGTCCCGGCCCAAATGCAGCGGCGGCTCCCTTCAGGTCGATTGACTTTTCCTTTCCAACCTTCAGGTAGTCGAGGAACTCCTGCTTGGTGGGAGTGTAGTCGGTCTGCGCTGCCTTGTACTGCAGCACCTTATTGTAGGAGTCCTCTGGGGTGGGATCGACCTCGATGCCTCCCTGCACAAAACCGCCTTGCGCCATCGGAGGCGCGGCTTGTTGCTGCGGCTCTGCGTCGACAACAATTCCGCCTTCAACGAATGGCATAGGTTAGTCTTGGATGTACTCGGCGTATTTGCCGGTTGCAGGATTGAAAACGAGGCCGCGTGTTACACCGGCAGCTTTCATTTCGGCTGGGGATTGGAAACGCTGAAGGTTCTGAGCTTGGCTTTGCTGTGAGACTGAACGCCATTTGGCAATGGTGTTTTGCGGCAGAACAGCATTTTCAGGCACACCGCGAATCTTTGCCTGGCTGATGATATCCTGAATGGTGGGCTGCGCTGCATTGATCGAACCACGCACAATAGCTTCAGCGGAACTCTTGATTTCCTTGCGGACTTCAGGCGTCAGCTTGTTGCCGGTAGCGTAGCTGTTGTACCAGTTCTGAACCTGTGTCGGAAGGCTGCCAGCGTTTCCGAGTGTCTTGAACTCTCCCTCACGAACGACGCTTCCAGGGTCAAGCGCCTTCATGTACTTCATTATCAAAGCAATGTCAGCGGCAGGAGTGGTTCCCAGCTCCTTCATCTCATCAAGGATCTTCACCTGCTCATTCAGCGCGGTGAACTCCGGCAGCTTCATCAATGAGCTCTGGGTGTCGTTCGCCCACTTCTGTTGAGCCTCCGGCAGCTTGTCGATCTCAGCCTGTACTTGAGGCTGCGCTTTAATTGGAGCACCAGCAGCTTTGCCGGAGATCATTGGCTGAACGTAGTCAGTGCCCGGGACAGGCATAGAGGTGACAGTAGCCGGCAATCCGTATTCCACCTTGGTTCCCTCGGGACCGACAGTAGCACCGAGCGCGGTCATTCCTGCTGGAACAGCCTGACCAATTTTGCGCATCATCGGAATCAGCGCTTGCACCTGCTTTTGAGTCATCTTGCCGCCATACTTGTCGATGACTTCTTGAGTCACGTCGGCATACGGAGCGGTCGGCCCTTGTCCCGGCTGACGTGCATACAAGTCCATCATTGCCTGCGTGAAATACGGAGCACCGGCCTCTTCGCGCTGCGCCTCGCCCAACTGCAACGCACCCAGCGCCAACTGCTGGCGGGTCGCTTGGTCGCGCAGTTGGTTCTGCTGATCAGTCCGATACTGGTTCAGCACCATCACGGCATCACCGAGAGCTGCCTTCTTCTTGGCAAGGCTCATGTCTACAAACTTCTCGCCAAGGACGTTTGAGAACTTGTTGAGCATCTCGCGGTCGGCCTGCACCTGCTGGGTGTAGCGCGGGATGTCCTGCTCGGTGACGCCTTGGGGAAGTTGTCCGGTCTCGGTGTACTGCTGGATTGCGATGTACTTCGGATCCGACGCAAGCTGCTGCTGATACAGCCCGACAAGCGTCTCGCGGCTTTGATCTGCAGCCTCGGTCTCGGCCTTCTTGGTGCGGTACTGCTCAATGGCCTTGCCCAGTCCCTGCCCCATGGCAGCAATTCCCATGGCCAGATTGCGGCCCGGGGCAGTGGCGGCCTCCATGTAACCGGGAGGCAGCGGGCCGGTGTCGCCGCGTCCCGTATATGGTGTGGAGTAGCCGTATGTTGCCATAAATTAGCTGTGTTGAGAGTGATACGCGAACTCGCGCAGTTTCAAGCTGATAGCCCTCATGTGCTTGTATCCCCCGATTATCCAAGCCACTTGGAGAATCATGTCATTCCCACAGAGCCGTAGGACATCGGCTGTCTGACGCTTCCATTCCTCGTCAGACTTCTCCCAAGCTACGGAGTCGGCGTAGGTGCTGGTGATCTGCGCGATGACGGGCTGCAGTCGGAACCAGTTGTCGATGTAGAACGGGGTCGAGTACAGGCTGTTGGCCTGCATCATCACGTCTAGGAATGCCTCTGGGGTGAACGGAACGTCCCCGTCAACCAAGTCGTCGATGGCATGGCAGTAGGCATGGAAGGCCGTGATGAACACCACAGCGTTGTGGTTGCCACCAGCGGCATCAAAGTAGAGCTGGCCTAGTTTGTTCATGCCGGGTGGAAGTCGATTGCCGCGGAGGTTGGGTTGCCGCTCCACCGTTCCAGATTTGCGAACACCGAGAACGACAGCGCGATAGCACTGTGCTGCACACCGGCTGGGACGAGTTTAGACCATCCGCAGTGATAGCTTGTGACGTGCTTGGACTTGTTTCCCATCATCCAGCGCATCGTCCCAAGGATGTGAATAATGCGGGAGTCGAACTGGCTGTGGGAGTGCGACGGGATCAACTCTCCAGCGGGACAAAACCAGACCTCAAGCTGCCATCGGAACAACCGAAAGAGCCTGATTCCTGTGCATCTCTGGAACTTGATGATCACAAAGAGGACGCAAGGCCTTTGAGGCCTGCACCGGCGGCAGACGCTGCTCCGGTGATGTTGCTTCCCGCAGCCTTGATGCCGCCACCGATAGCCTCCAGCGCCTTGCCCTGCATCTCGTCGCGTTTTTCAAAAAGGCCCTGCTTAAACGCTAGAGCATCGTCGATCATGGTGTCATCCAGACCGAGTGCTTTGAGGCGCTTGCGTTGAGCCTCCACATCCGCGGTGGTGTTCTGGAAGTTGGTCATCATGGGTGCACCGTACCCACTTCCGGTCATCATGGGCCGCTGAGGCGCAAACTGAGTCATCCCACCACCCTGACCGTATGGCATTGCCCCGGGATATCCGTAGTTCATAGGCTGGATGCAGCGGACATACCGGCGCCGATCAGCGCGGTGGTGTTGGCGGCGGAAGCGGTACGTGCCGCAAGCTGGGATTGCTGATTGCCGGACATGATGTTGGCAGCGTACTGCGACTCCGGATTGAAGAGCTGACCGGGATTGAATCCCTGCGCCTGACCGAGGAATCCCTGAGATCCTGCAAAGGCTTGAGAAGGCCTTCCAAGCACCTGCTGGAACACGTCGCCGTAGACGCCTTGCGAAGCCCCGAGTGCGCCCATGGCCTGTTGCTGACGCTGTTGTTGGAGGCCGGCTGCTGACATCTGGGAACGCACGGCTTCTGAAAGACCGGCAGTCGGGCTTCCAGCGAGACCGCGTGCGGCAAACGATCCGCGGGTCTGCTGCTCAACCATCCGCTGCTGCTCGGGCGTCAGCCGTGATCCAGCATTGAGACCAGATTGGGCCTGTGCGGTCAGCGTGTCAGCCAGAGCAGCTTGCTCCGGTGACGCGGCTTTGATCGCTGCACGGGCTTGAGGCCCAAGAGTCGAGATGTCAGCAATGTCGCCAGCCCGGGAACGTGAGCGTGCAGCGGCCTCCACCTCGCCCATGGTGGGCGCGATCTGCTCCTTGTAGAGTCTCAGGAGTTCCGGCGTGGCCTGCTGGAGGAGACCAAGCTGCAGTGCCTGATACTTCGGAGCGAACTGGGCCTCCGCGGCATACTTCTGCGGTGCCAGATCAAGCTGTGCTTGAAGTGTGTCACGGGTTTCAGCCGCGTAATTCCGCGGTGCTGGTGCTTCAACTGATGCCATACTTTTTGTTCGCCACCCGATAGATCGGCATCGAGCCTTTCTTGTAGGTGGTCAGTTTGCCGTTTCGGTAGCCGATGGCCGGGAGGATTGCAGCCTCCGGTCGGTCGTGGAAGAACTTAGCCGCCACCGCCATAGCGAATACCGCGCAGTCGGCAGCGAACTGGTGCCAGTACCAGTGGTCGCCATTGGGATCGTTGGGCTGCCAGGACCAGGCCTGCGGCTCCGGTCCCATCTGGCGGCAGCCTACGA